ATTGTTTACCAGCTGGTGGTTCAAACTTAATTAATGTTCCTGCTTTTAATAGTTTTAATGTACTTGCAGTAAATGTTCCTAGCTGAAGTTTTATATTGCTTGCGTTTGTGAAATATCCAGTATTTTGATTAGTGTCTGTAGTTTCGCTATTCCACACAACTCCGAGATCACCAACTAATGTTTTTGGAAAACTATTATAGTAATAATTTTTTACTTTTTTATCTGCTAAAATAGGTTCAATAACATTTGCTATTGCTCCTTCAATATCAGTTTTTGTAATAAAACTAAATGTTTGCTTAGGCGATAAAAATTCCTTGGTTATTATTCCGTCAACTCCAAATAAATTTGTTTTAGAATATTTTCCTGTTGCATCAACAAGATCTAAATATCTACTAATTCCACTTGATGTTCTGTTAACGCTTTTAACTTTGATAATTTCTTGACTTATACCAAGAGGCGCAATTTGATAGTCCTCTGCTGTAATCATTCGATTTTGAGTATAATACGTTGCAGGAGCGTTACGTTTAATACTTGCATTTGATTCGCTTACACTAGCATTGTCAACTGTATACTTCAGTGAAAACACCATAGTAAGTTGTTCAGATTTACCTGTTCTACTAATATAAGGAACTTTAATACTTACGCCCTTCATGTCACTTGGGTCAATTACAATTCTTCTGTTTTTACTTGTTCTATAATAAACTTTAAAGTTACCTTGTGGTAAACTACCAAAAGTACCGTCTGAGAATATCATGCTTATTCTATCATTTGCTCTAGTAAGAACACTATATATGTTTCTAATACCTTTACTCAAACTATTATAAATTACGTTGTTGCCTTCAACTGCTGCAACTTGTGTCCATAATTCTTGTTCTAATCCAAAATTATCAGTTTTATAAAGCCATACATCTGAATTGTTTACATTTGTTGCATCAATTGCAACTACTTGATTAGTGCTTGGAGTAGTAACATTGAAAGTACCGTTGTCCATTGTACCTTGTCTAAAATGACAGAAGTAACCTGTGTTAGAACTAGCAGGACCTTTGCCGTCATCTTTATATATAAACGCAAAGTTATTTCCTGGAAACGGTGCTTCTTCTTTAACTTCACCATTGTCAATGTCTGTACTTACAATTTCAAATCTACTAGTAGATCCGCTGATCGTTTTGTTAAAACCGTAAACTGGTAAATCTTCGTTTGCACTATTAAGTCTATATTGTTCTGTAGGTACACCAGCAATAGTAGCTTTTTGAACTGGACGGCCTACATTACTGTTTACTGGTAATGCTGAATTTAATATTTTTGTAAACTGCTCATTCCAGTCGGGGTTACTAGGATCGTTCCAAACAACTGTTTGATTAGATAAATTTAAATTATTTGAATCTCTTACATCTTCTGTTGTTTGAACACTTTCAATTTTCAGTAAGCCATTTGCTGCTTGATTTCTTTTAGGATTATATGATAGCAATCTAGCTAAACGTAGCACCGATTCTCTACGTTCTGCTAATTCTAAAAAGTTTTCACGAGCATTTAAGTCTGTACGGAAAGCAATATTTTGACCAAGGAAAGCAATAAGATCAATTAGTGCAAGGTACTCTGAACTTTCAATATAATCGTTAAAATCTTCTGGGTAATTTTGACGAATGTAGTTGATCATAGTTCGACGTAAATTGTCAAAATCGTATGATTTGAATTCTGCGTTTCTGTAGCTTTGGTAGATTCTCTTCCAATCTTCAGCTACTAATAACCTATTTTGTCTATCGGTTGTTGACATAATATTTCTTTCCTTTAATTATACAGTATTTATTAAATTTAGAAAAGTGCGTATATAATTATCTAGCTAACAATCCGTTGTTTTGATCAAACGTTAGTCTCATATTTTCAGAAATATTATAAGGTAAAAATGACAGAGTTGAGTCAATTTGTATACCACTTTCATACTGGTCAATTGATACTGATACAACGCTTACACGCGGATCGTAATTGATAATTGTAGTTACATTTTCAGCAATAACTTCTTTTAATCTTTCTGTTAACGGTTCATATAAAATATCCCAGATTATTGTTCCAAAATTAGGATTGCTAAGTAATTCACCCTGGCGTATATGAAAGTGGTTGATTATATCTTGTTTAATTATTTGTATATCATAGAGCTGATAGCCTATACTATCCGGATTTACCGTAGAAAATCCACGATATGTTTTTTCGCCAACTCCGTAATCGGGTCTTTTATTGGATTTTACAGTAATCTCTTTGTATAACTTTTTTTCTAATGTGCTCATAACGTATTTACCTTGTTAGAATGGTCCTTCTGAATCAGTAAGTGTTGCTGTTCCTTTTATTTCTCTACCTGCTCCACCAAATGGATCAAGTTCTGGATCACCACCTAATGAACTAACATCTGCGCCTGCTCCACCAAAAGGATCAAGTGCTGGATCACCTGTAGGGAAACCTGCACCTCCGTCCGTTAGTGTTGCATCTTCACTTGCAGCAGTATTTTCTGTGGTTGCTTGTCTTTCTTCTTGTGTTTTAGTTGCTTCTGATTTTTCCTCTGGTGGACATTTTGCAAAAGTATCGTCATTTGCTTTGTCTTTTGCTTTGTCGTCACTAGATGCATTTGCTGTTCCGGCAGCAATTGCTGCAGGGTCGTTGTTTGTTTTTTCAGGTGTGTGTTCTGCAGGATTTTTATTCTCTGCTCCTGTCCAAGCACCAGATTGTGGAACTCTAGTTACGACAGGTGCCGCACTAGCAGTTGCTGCTACTGCACTTCCACTATTCATATCTATTCTACCAGCTGTTTCTTTGTGTGCGGCAGAACTTATGTTACTTGATCCTGTACAAGTTAACATTCCATCTGCTCCGCATTTAACAGTCCAATTAGCTGCTGTTTCCATTGCCATTGCATTTCCGGCTTTTATATTAACATTTTGACCTGCTTCTAAATTAATATTTCTATCTGCTTTAAAATTAAGATCATTTTTAGTATGCATACTAATACTATCTTCTGCATAAATGTCAATTTTACCGTTGGCTGTCATTTCAATCCAACTTTTGCCACTACCGTGTGCAATATAAATTAAGTCTTCACTATTATGTAAAAGTATTTGATGTCCGGTTCTAGTACGTATTCTAAATAATTCGTTAGCTGGTATGCTAGGATCGCCGCCTTTGTCTAATGTAGTATATTCACTAGGCACAGCCTTTTCGCCGCCAGCTGGTCCTTTTCTAAATAAACTAGGATCTCCGTCGTCCATTACAAAAGTTGTGCCAGTTAATCGCGAACTAGGAATATCTATTTCAGCGCCAGATTCTCCTGTTTTTGTTGTAGGATGTCCAGGGCGTCTATCTAACGGTCCTGGAGTACTCCATCCAAATACCATACTAGGAGTTTCTCGTCTAGCACTACTTGTAGTTGTACCTCTTATTTGGTCATTTGCTAATCCTGCATTATCTAAAACATTACAAGCATCCATATTACAAGGTTTTAAAAACTGTGTTGGATCTGCTCCTACGGCTTCTTCTGTTTTCTTGTTATATTCGCCTACTGGTCTTTGTTTTGTTTGATCTTCAGTATTATATTTTGTACTAGCATTTCCCGGTACCATAAAATTCATATAACGATCTTGAATACAACCTATCCAAAAGCCTCTGCTTTTATTTCCTTCAGCAAAAATTACTAATACCCTAGTACCAACATCAGGTGGTATAGCCCACATTCCGTAACTTTTTTGTGTAGACGCAAAATTATCGTTTGGAGTAGATCCTGCAAATGGTGTAACTCCGTAAAATGGACTTAGGTAATCTACAATTACTCGTTCAGCGCCAACATTAGGAGTTGAGCCTTCTGTGTTAGATTTTAGAAGTTCAACTTCTAACCTACCCATATACTCGCCGTCTAAGTGATTTTTTACAATTGCTTCAAACGGACCTGGACCGTCAATTTTGCTTAATTTAGCACTAGCACCAGATGAGCGTGTTTCTTGATTTGATGAAACCATATTATGTTGATCCTTGTAATCCTGTTAAATCAGTAGAGTTGCCTTGGGCTATTCCTTTAGAAGCTGCATCAGTTATAGGTTTAGGAATACTTCCATTTCTTACAGCTGAAATTGCGTTTGCAAGTTTTTGATCTAATTCTCCAAGTGCTCCTGCAGCTATACTTCCTAATCCAGCTTGTCCACCAGTGAGTGCTTTTGCTAGTTTAATAGGGTCGCCGTTTAATGTGTTAGCAAATGTTTCAGCTAATTGCGCTGTTGGGTTATCTAGGTTAAGTAATCCGCCTGTTGCCGATGCTTCGTTATTTGTATCACTAGGTTGTTTGGGTCTGCGTATAGTTTGCAGTGTTTGTGTAAATTGTCCGTTACTAAATGTATTTTTACAAAATAATACTTGATATAGTCCACTAAACATTCCAACCGGTGCTGTTCCGTTACCAGGGAATTCCATATAATTTTGTCCATAGTCTAATGGAGTTCTAAAATTTAGTTCTATATCAACTTCGCCGTTTTCATAATTCATTGTACCGTCGCCAGTAATATTTAATATTCCGGGTACTTGTAATGCATTATAATTTCCCATACCGCTATCACAAATGTAATACGGATCTCCCATAATTTCTAAATCAACTGCAATTAAATCTACTGGGCTGTTTACTAACGCTTCATTAAAATCTCTTGCTATTTGACTCTCTGGGTGTAAAACAGGGCCGCCGCCGTCTACACTGTTAGGTTTTACAACTTTATCCGTTGCTTTACTTACTGCTTCAACATTGCTATTAGGTTTATTTTTACCAGACACTGCTCTAGAATTGCCGCCTGTTACTTCGTCAGTAACGGCTGTTTTAGAATCTCTTCCTAATTGACCTGCGTCACCTGCTATACTTGTAAAGAAAGCAGTGTTAAAATTAATATCAAAGTTTAAAATATCTTTATTTTTACCTGTATAGATATAATTGTATTCTTTTACTGCTTGATATTTTAATTCAGTAATTCCTGGACTTGCATCTGTACTACTTTGAAACTTACTACGATGTACTAGATATGGAACAACACGATATACAAACACTCTAGCAGGCTTACCTGTAGCTCCTACTGTTTCAGCACTTTCGTCTGCATTGAAAACTTGTGTTTGTATTCTAAACCAAGGAACCATTCCGTTCTCATCACCCTTTTTATCAGCTATGTCTCTACCATAACTACTTAAAATAATAGTTTCTTCAATAATGTCTTGAATTTTTTTACCTGCAGAATATGTTGATGATCTAATATCACCTGTGCGTGTCACTTTACATCGATCAA